GCCCACAAGCTGGGGCGCGTCTTTGCTCTTGCGCGAGATCAAGACCAATCCATGGATAGCGCATAATGCTAATTTCGAGCTGATTTGGTTTATGCATTTGGCCGAGATGCTACGCGAGCCGGCCGAATTCATGCCCTATGATGACTCCATGGCCATGGGACGCCTCAAGCATAAGCGCTCTATGGCGCTAAGCCTTGATGATATGTCGATGATTACGACTGGCGTCAATGTCAAAGCCCTGACGAGCGTGAATGCGGCCAATATTATGGCCTATCCCCTGGCTGAAATCCTGCCTTACAATGGATTGGACGCTTGGGGCTCAGCCCAGATCGAGCGCCTGCTATTGCCCGGCATCATGGATGAGCATGAGGAAAACTATAAGCGTTTTATCGACTCAATTTATGCTACAGCCGGCATGGAATATATGGGACTTGATATCGATTTGCGGGCCTCAGAAAACCAGCGTTCAGAATGGGCTACTGAAAAAGCAGCAGCTTATAGCGACTCGCGGCAAATCTATGAAGTCAAACAATTTGAAAAGGAATTGCAACGAGAATTTAATATCGGCTCAGCCGATGATGTGGGCGAGGCGCTGGTCACCTTTGGCAAAATCCCTTTGCCCAAGACGGGCGGCGGCAAGCAATACAAAACCGATGAGGATACGCTAACTGCGCTTGCCCCTGATAATCCTTTGGTCAAAGCGGTCTTGCGCTATCGCGGCGCCACCAAAATGATTGAAACCTATATAGAGCCCATCGCCTCAGTGCCCGCGGTCTATCGGGATGGTAAGGTGCATCCGGGCTATACTACGATGCTGACTGCGACAACCCGCTTATCCAGCAATGGGCCGAACATTCAAAACTTTCCTAAGCGCAAGCATAAAGAGCTGAGAGAGCAAATCATCGCGCCGCCTGGCCATCTGCTTTACGCTTTCGATTTTGGCCAGCTAGAGGCCCGGGTTATTGCGATGGTCACAAAAGATAAGGTGCTATGCCAGAGCATCATTGATGGCCGGGATATTCATTCGGATTGGCTCAATAACTGCCTGAGCATATATCCCGATTACTTAAATCGTTTGGCTGAGGAAACCAATCAAACCGAGGAAAAAAAGATACGAAAAGCCGGCCGCGATATCATCAAGACGCATTTCGTCTTTGCCAGCTTTTTCGGTTCATCTTCCAAGAGCGTATCCGATCTCACCCGCATTCCGCTGCCTCTTGTCAATGAGCTGCATGAAGATTTCTGGGCAGAGTTTCGCGGGGTCAAAGCCTGGATAAAAGATCGGCGCGCGGTTTATGATGCCACGGGCAGCATGCATTTGCTCACCGGGATCGAGCGGCATACGATTAACTTTGGCGGTAATGAAACAATCAATACGCCTGTTCAAGGGACCGCGGCTTGCTTGGTCGTCGACGCAATGAATGAGCTAGCTTGGACGGCCCGCGAGACGAATGATTGCTATATTCATCCGCGCGTGAATATCCATGACGATTTGATGTTTATCTTGCCAGAGGACCCCGATAAGGCTGAGCCATATATCCAAGGTATAATGGAAACAATGGTGCAGGTTCGCTATCCCTGGCAGATTGTGCCGCTTATGATCGAGGCAAAGCTTGGCCCATCCTGGGCTGATCTTGAGGAATTTACCACCTATACGGGGGACTATTATCGTGGCCGTTAAAAATCGAATTGTGCGCATCAAGCCAACCGAGGAAATCAATCACCCGCCGCACTATGGCGGGGATACCGTCTATGAGACGATCAAGGTGATCGAGGCTTGGGCTTTGGGCTTTCATGATGGCAATGCCGTCAAGTATATCTCGCGCGCCGGCAAAAAGCCGACCGAGGATCGGCTTAAGGATTTGAAAAAAGCCCGCTGGTATCTGGATCGGCTGATCGAGGGGCTTGAGAATGTCTAACCCGCCGCTAATCACGAAATATCGGCCGGCCGATTTTAGCGATATGATCGGCCATCGGGAAATTGTGCGATCCCTTGAGCGCGCCATCGCCGGCAGCGCGGCGCCTCATTGCTTTTTGCTGACAGGGCCTGGCGGAACGGGCAAGACGACGACCGCTCGCATCTTGGCCTCTCGCTTGGGGGCCGAGATTATCGAGACGAGCGGCGCCGAGAAATCCGGCACTGATGATATGCGCCAGATTGTCGAGCTGGGATCGCATATGTCGCTCTCGGGCTCAGGCAAGCGCATGATCATCATCGATGAATGTCATGCCTTGAGCAAATCGGCATGGCAAGTCTTGCTAAAGCTACTCGAGGAGCCGCCGGAATGGCTTTATGTTTCGCTATGCACGACCGAGGCCGGCAAGGTGCCGGATACGATTATGCAGCGCTGCTATCCGGTGGCTTTCCGCTCGCTCTCGCCCGTTGATATTCAAACGATGTTGGATATCATTATCGATATCGAGGAATGGACGGTCGTCCCTGATGTATTCAGCCTCATCGTCGAGGAAGCGCGGGGCTCTATGCGCAAGGCGATAACCTATTTACAAGCGGTCTGGGATGCCCCGAGCCGCGAGGAGGCATCGCGCATCATCAGCTTGCAAGAAAGCTCTGAGCCCGTCAGCGATCTTGCCAAATATCTCGTGAAAGGCGGCCCATATAAATGGGATATCATACAGCCGATCCTGGCGCGCATCCCTGACGAGGATTGGGATGGCGCCTATATACAAATTGGGCGGTATATTGCTGGGGCGATGATGAACAGCAAAAAGCAAGAGGCGGCGACAAAGCAATGGGAATTGCTTGAGGCGCTGACTTTTCCGGTGAATACGGTCGATCGTAAGGTTGCGTTCTATACAGCGCTCGGCAAGATCGTATTTCTGAAATAGAGGATGGTTAGATGTCCGATCCTGAGAATTTAATGAATTTAGCCGAAAAGATGCGAGACCTTGCGGTTAAAGGGCATCCGCGCGCAAATGAACTGGTTGAAAAAGCGCTCGCACTTGCTCAAGCTATAGATGGTTTTTATAGTGAGCCTCAAACTGTAAAGGCTGATCAACTCTTCATGCATTGGGATCAAGCGCGCAGGCTTTGGTGCGATTGCGCCGACAAGGGTATAAGGATGATTAATGGCAATGCTTAATGAAAACGCATACAAAAGACTTCGCGGCAAGCTGGTCATCGATCAGCTCCGCATTGATGAGGAATTGAGCCAAGTTCCCATCCTCGTTATGGAGGCTGTCGAAAATACCGCCGAGGCTATGCATGTCCGCGATAACTGCAAAAATCGCTTGGATGCGATATCGGCCAATGTTTCGACGCGCTTGCGCAATATGGCCCTATCCGAGAACGGCAAAGAGCGGCGCCGGACCGAGGGGGCGGTATCCGAGGAAACTTTGCTGGATGATGATGTGCAAAACGCGCTTGGCGATCTTGAGGTGGCCAAGTATGATTTTGCTCTCTGGAATGGCCTCCTCGAGGCGCTCAGAGATAAGGGAAGCTCTTGCCGGCGGATTGGGGAGATGATGGTTAGCGGCATTCTGACGAGCGCCCAGGTCGGCCAAGATCGGCGCCAGGAATTGCGCGAGGCGTCCAAGACCGTCAATGCCCAGATTGCCAGCCGACGGAGGGAATAATGGATGCTTTAAGATTTACAATCGGCGGCATTATCGGGGCCGTTCTTTTCCTGCTTTTTATCTATGTCGCATTCAAGCTGGCAACCGCCGGTATATTGCATGCAAGGCGGGACTTCGCCCGACATGAGCGCTTAAACAATCGACTCTCAAAATCAAAGGATTAAAAGACATGGCTTTCACATACCGCCGCCGCGATCCCTCGGCCATCGAAAAACGCGCCCAGGGGGCTAACGATTTCGTCAGCTTTATCAGCAACGAATACAATCTGTTCACGCCCAAAAAGGGCGAGAACTGGGTGCGCATCTTGCCGCCGACCTGGGCTGAGGATGCCGAGCATTATGGCCTTGATGTTTATGTTCATTATGGCATCGGCCCCGAGCGCGCATCCGTTCTTTGCTTGCCGCGCACCTACAAGGACGCATCCCAGCGCTGCCCGATTTGCGAGGCCCAGGAGCGCGCCAATCGGGCGAATGATGAGGAACTGGCGAAAGAGCTGCGCGCCAATAAGCGCGTGCTATGCTGGGTGCTTGATCGCGATGCCATGGACAAAGGCGCGCTGATTTGGGCGATGCCGCCAAGCGTCGATACCGAGATTGCAAAAATCTCGAAAGATAAACAAACCGGCGAACTCTATGCAATCGATCATCCAAGCGAGGGCTATAACGTCACTTTCTCGAAAGATGGCGAGCAGATGAAAACAAAATATACAGGCTTTATTCTCGACCGTCGTTCCAGCTCGGTGCCCGATGCGGTACTGGATTATATCAACGAAAATCCGCTGACGGCCGCCCTCGTCGAGCGCGACTATGCTGCGGTTTCGCTGCTATTCTCGGGGCCGGCGCCGAAAGAGGCCGAAAGCCGCCGCGCTGATCTGGCGCCGGCAGCGCGCCGGGAGGCTCCCGATCCCGCGCCTAGCGGGCGCCCGCGCGATGCGGTTGATGATGATGAAATTCCTTTTATCAAGGATGAGCCCCCGGCTGAGCCGGCAAAGGCGGCGGATGCGCCCATCAGCCGGCGCCAGCCCAGCGCGGCCGCATCGGGGGGTTCGGATAAGATGACCGAGGCCCAGGAGAAAGCGGCGCGGATGCGCGCTCGGTTCGCCAAGTAAGGGCCGCTAGAGGATGGCTGAGAGAAAGCAGGCTCAAGGCCTGGGGGCGCCCATTGCGGCGCCCCCAGCGTCGCGTAAACAGCTTAAAATGATAGAGCCGCTAGCCAAGCGCGCTAAAAAGGAGAACATCAAATATATCACGACCGGCTCTACCCTGCTCGATCTCGCGCTGGGCGGTGGCTGGGCGCTGGGACGGGTGGCCAATCTCGTCGGGGATAAGAGCGCTGGCAAGACCCTCATCGCGATTGAAACCGCCGCCAATTTCGCGCGGCAATTCAGTGCTGGGGCTATTCGCTATTGCGAATGCGAAAATGCTTTTGATGAGGATTACGCTGAGCTGGTCGGCTTGCCGGCGGGGATCGGTCGCGCCGAGGGCATCCGCACCGTCGAGGCTTTTGCATCCGATCTCAAAGAGTTTTTGAAAGAGCAGGGCGGCGGCCCTTGCCTCTATATCCTCGACTCACTCGACGCGCTCTCGGATGAGAATGAGATGGAGCGTAAGCTAGGCGATAATACCTATGGCCAGGATAAAGCCAAGCGGCTATCCGAGTTTTTCCGCCGGGATATTGAGGATATATTTAAGGCGAATTGCACTCTGCTGATTATATCCCAGGTTCGGGATAATATTGGCGTTACCTTTGGGGAAAAGCATAAGCGCAGCGGCGGCAAGGCCCTGGATTTCTATTGTTCGCAAGTTCTCTGGCTGGCGGTCACCCAAAAGATCAAGCGGACGGTCAAGGGCGTTGAGCGGACAATCGGTAACAAAGTTCTTGGCAAGGTCAAGAAAAATAAGGTCGGTATCCCATTCCGCGATGCCCTGGTTACCATCATCTTTTCCTATGGGGTCGATGATGAGA